GAAATAGCACTAATAGAACAACAAGTACAACTCGAATACGAACTCCCAATAAACTTCATGGTCGGATAAAATGGCTCATAATCCCTACTTCAAAGACTATTCAGGTGAACAAAACATAATTGAAGATCTCTCTATAGAGATCATCAAGACTATGGGTAGGGATATGATTTACATTCCCCGCGAGCAGTATGATAAAAGCATATTGTTTGGTGAGGCTCAGTATAAGTTCAATAAGGCATTTCCACTGGAAATGTATATTGCTTCTGTGTCTGGATTCGAGGGAGAAGGGGATATAATCACTAAGTTTGGTCTTACAGTAAAAGATAAAATAGTTTTGATTATCTCTAAGAAAAGATTCAATAAAGAGATTGCAGAAAAATATGATGCAATCACACGACCACGAGAAGGTGATTTAATCTATTTTCCTCTTAGCAAAGGTTTATTTGAAATTAACTTTGTTGAACACGAAAACCCATTTTATCAACTTGGTAAATTATACACATACGCACTGACATGCGAACTAACCACAATTGATCATGACGAATTTGATACGGGAGAAACCGATGTGGATGTTGTTGAAACTGAAAGAAAGAAACAAGTATATCAATTTGCACTCTCTACTGAAGTCTCAAACAATCTAAGTTTCTATGACGGTGAAACAGTATTCCAAGTCAGTGGTGTAACTGGTGGAACATATTCAAATGCCACAGCAGAAGCCGTGTGCTTCAAGTATAATGATGCAGCAAACACAATGAACATATATGGCATCAGTGGATCTTTCTTCTATTCCTCACAAACAATTAAAGGAAAAGATTCTGGTGCAGAGTTCTATGTTACCGGCATTACTGGAACAGATATTCTCGTACCAATAACTCCAATCGATTCTACATTCGACGGAGACAATGAACACATCAAACAGACAGGAGATAGTCTTGGAATCTACGATTTCACTGATGTTGATCCATTCTCCGAAGGAAGTTACTAATGTTTCAGTATTACTATAATCAAACTTTACGAAAATTAACATTAGCCTTTGGTGGTCTATTTGATGAAATTTTTGTAGAAAAACAAACTTCAGATGGTAGATCAGAAAAAACAAATGTTCCAATCACTTATTCTGGTAAAGAAAAATTCATTCGAAGATTAACTGAAGCCAGTTCTATTTCAAACAATGTTAAACTTGAAACTGTACTTCCAATTTTAGGATTTGAAATTACGAATCTACAGTACGATCCTGTTAGAAAAATTAATAAACTAAACACTAAATCAAGAAGTGTACAGATTGATCAACAAAACACAAACACATATCAATCTTATGCAGAAGTACCATATAATGTCCAGTATGGTCTATATTGTTTTACTAGAAAGATAGAAGACAATCTGCAAATTGTAGAACAAATATTACCATATTTTTCCCCTGAATTTATAGTTACATTAAACATGAACGAATTGGATGTAAATGTTGATGTTCCAATTGTTCTTAATAGTGTAAATTTGACAGAGACTTATGAAGGGGATATGTCTTCTAGAAGAATGGTTGTTTCCACTTTTTCATTCACCGCTAAAGCATACATGTATGGTCGAATCAAAGATAGTGGTTCTGGAATCATCAAAGAAGTTGATATTAATATTTTTGAGGATGATACATTAAATGGATAATGAAGTACCAAAAGTTTTTGATTCTATTTCTCAAAGTTTAGGTGTTGATTTTAAACCAGCACCAAAAGAAATAACGGTAAAACCAGCGAGTCCAGAAGTTCAACAAAAGAAAATGGATTCGGACTTTGAGTATGCTAGAGCAAATCTAAAAGAACTTATAGAGAAGGGCAAAGATAGCCTAGATAATGCAATATCTTTGGCTCAGAGTCTAGACTCTCCTCGTGGATTTGAAGTTGTATCAAACTTTGCAAAGCAACTTGCTGAAATGAATAAAGACTTAATGGGTCTTCATCAGCAAAAGAAAGAGATTGAAAAAGAAAAAATCACTGTTAATAATAACACAACAAATGCCATATATGTTGGTTCGACAAGTGATCTGCAAGACTTAGTAAATCAAAGTCGTAGCAGAAGAAAGGCATTAGATAACAATGGGGAAGAACGACAGTAAAAGTTACCTCGGTAATCCCAACTTAAAGGGACCCGGAGTAAAAATTGAATTTACAAAAGAACAAGTAGAAGAATATGTGAAGTGTGCAAACGATCCGATCTACTTCACTAAAAACTATGTTAAGATTGTAACTCTAGATAAAGGTCTTGTACCTTTCGAGTTGTATGATTATCAAGAAGACATCATCAGTAAGATCCATGACAATCGTTATGTGATCGCTAAACTGCCTCGTCAGTCTGGTAAGTCAACCACAGTTATTGCATACATTCTTCATTACATTCTGTTTAACCAAAACATGAGCGTAGCCATTCTTGCTAACAAGCAATCCACAGCACGCGAAATGTTGTCTCGTTTGAAATTGGCTTACGAGTATTTGCCAAAATGGTTGCAACAAGGTATTCTCGAATGGAACAAAGGATCTATTCAACTTGAGAATGGTTCTAAGATCCTAGCATCCTCCACATCAGCATCTGCTGTCCGTGGTGGATCTTTCAACCTTCTGTTTCTTGACGAGTTTGCATTCGTTCCTCAGAACATCGCAGAAGAATTCTTTAGTTCGGTGTTCCCGACAATTACCTCCGGTTTGAGTACAAAGGTGTTGCTCATCTCTACACCAAATGGTTTAAACATGTTCTATAAACTCTGGAAGGGTGCTACGAAGAAACCCGGAGAGGCTGGAAAGAATGAATATGTTCCCATAGAAGTTCACTGGTCGCAAGTTCCATCTACGGCTGGTGGTAAACTCCGCGATCAAAAGTGGAAAGAGGAGATGATCAAACAGACATCTGAGAAGCAGTTCGAATCCGAATTCGAATGTAACTTCTTAGGTTCATCTAATACTTTAATATCCACTGCTAAATTAAATGCTATGGCATGGAAAGAACCAATCTATACAACTAAAGATGGTTTGACTGTTTATGAAGAACCAAAGGATGATCATCTATACTTCATTGCAGTAGATACTGCAAGAGGACAAGGAAAAGACTACAGTGCATTTACAGTAATCGATGCAACAAGTTCTCCATATCGATTAGTGTGTAAGTTTAGGAATAATTTAATATCTCCTATGGTATATCCAACCGTTATTGAAAAAACAGGATACAAGTATAATAAAGCCTATGTTTTCATTGAAATCAACGACATCGGTGGTCAAGTTGCGGACATTCTTCACAGCGAATTAGAGTATGAGCATGTTCTCATGTCTAGCATGAAGGGACGAAAGGGACAAGTGGTAAGTGGTGGATTTGGTAAAGGAGAGAGTGTTTTTGGTGTCAGAACTACTTCACAGGTAAAAAGACTTGGATGCTCTGTTCTCAAAAACATGATAGAACAAGACAAATTGATCCTAGAAGACTACGAAATCCTAACAGAATTGATGTCGTTCGTCAGTAAAGCACAAACTTATTCTGCTGAAGAGGGACACAATGATGACTTGGTTATGTCGTTGGTTCTATTTGCTTGGTTGTCACGACAACCATATTTCAAGGAACTAACCAATCTAGACACCAGAATGGCGCTATTTCAAAATGAAATTAAACAACTTGAGGAAGATTTAGCACCATTTGGCTTTATTACCTCGTATGATGAGGACAACATGAGAACATTTTCAGATGGAAACGATGTCTGGAACTCAGAAGGGCTAAAATAACCAAATCAATAAATACCCCTAGAGTAAGACACCTCTAGGAGCAAAAAATGCCAACAAGACCAAAAGTAACAGTATCAATAGTAGACAATTCATTCGTTGTAGCCGGATCTGAGGCGCAAGGTACGCATGTCTCCGGTATGGTTAGTTTAACAACCCCATCTCTAGTAGATCTATTTGGTGTAACCGCAGATAATGAAGCAGGTTATATGACAATAGAAACATTAGGAGATTGGATAGGAAAATTAAACGGAACAACTTATGGTGGTGCTACTGGTTCAGGTCCAACTGGAGCATGGGCAACCGATTGGTACTCAGCATACAACTACCTAACTTATGGTGGCGTTCTTAAAATTGCAGAAAGTGCATCTACTTTCTATGATGCAAGCATTGCATTGGATTCAATGTTTACTTCACAAATATCAGGAACTCAATATACAGCAGTATCAAATATAACATCATATAGAGATGATATTATTGGAATTGTCGGTGTAACCTATTCTGGTTATACTGGTGGTGCTACGGTTCCAAGTAATCCCACCGTATTTCCAACATTAACAAATGCTGATAATAAAATATTCGCAGTTGGTGGGGAAAAAGTTATGTTGGGATTATCCAATACAAGCGAATCAAATTATATCACTATCCCTCTAGCCAGCGATGCAGCCGGATGTTTCGTCAGAACTGACCGAGACTCACAACGCTGGTTCTCGCCCGCCGGGACTCGAAGAGGAAGAATCCTTAATACCGTCCGATTGATTAAGAATCCATCTGCAACTGAACAAGATAATCTATACAATAACAAAATCAATTCCATAATTGGAATCGCTGGTGATGGTGTCTACCTATTTGGCGACATTACTCAAGAAGGAACTGCAACTTCTTCACTAACTCGCGTAAATGTCGTTCGTTTGATCAACTATATCAAGAAGACTCTAGGAAAAACAGCAAATTCCGTACTATTCGAAATAAACGATGCAACTACCCGTGCTTTGTTTGCAAATGCAGCAACCGGATTCTTACAAAACATCAAAGATGGTAGAGGTCTATATGATTTCAAAGTAGTCTGTGATGAATCAAACAATCCAGCAGCAATCTTGGATTCAAATCAATTTGTGGCAGATATTTACATCAAACCAACTAAGTCTATTAACTATGTGAAGGTTACCATTACTAACCTAAATACTGACGCACAACTCTAATAAAAAGTAACACATAGGAGAATAATATGTCATCATTTCATTCAATAGGAAACTTTGTAAACGCATTTAATGGTGGTACTAGACCAAATCGGTTTAGAATTACCGCAACAGCACCTGAAGGCGTTGCTGCTCCCGCTGGTTTATTTATAGACACACACTGTGTAGCAGCAACAGTCCCAGAAAGTATTGTTGGAATTATTCCAATTCCTTTTCGTGGAAGAATGTATAAATTTCCAGGCGATAGAACATACAACGAATGGACTGTAACTGTTCTTGATGATACTAATGACAAAGCAACATGGTTTACTTTCCACGAATGGTCACAACTATTTAATAATCACGAAACCAATATTGCAGTAAATGCATCACAAAGAGATAGTTTCTGCAAAGATCTTACAATAGAACATCTAGATCACTCAGTTGCAGATGGTAGCGTTGCTTTAAAGAAAATAAAATTGTTAAATGCGTGGCCTGTTCAAGTTGGTCCTGTCCAATTAGACATGGGAGCAGCCAATCAATTGGTACAATTCCAAGTTCAGATTGCGTACACACATTTTCAATATGAAGCTCAGAGTACAGTTTCACCGTAATTTAACAAAAAGGTTCCTATATTATGGCGTTTGATATCTTTGGTTTTAGTTTTGGTAAGAAGAACGATCAGGAGACAAAGAATCTAGAATCAAGTCAGATTCCAGTAACTCCTGAGCCATACGATGGAACCTATACATTTGAAGCCGGAGGAGTCTTTGGTACATCCATCGACTTCTCCGGTTCTATTAGAGATGAGAATCAACTCATTGGGCAGTATCGCGGTATGGCTCTCCATCCAGAAGTGGATTCAGCCATCGAAGATATTGTCAATGAAAGTATTGTGATGGGCGAAGACAGAAAACCAATTAAGTTAAATTTGGATTATGTCAATCTTCCAGACACAATCAAGACTAAGATCTACTACGAATACAATCATATTCTAAAACTTCTTGACTTCACCAATCGGTGTCATGAAATTTTCAGAAGATGGTATATCGACAGCAAGATCTATTACTACAAAGAAATCGATAAAGAAAATCCTGCTAAGGGATTGGTTTCTCTTATTCCCGTTGATCCAATTAAGATCAAG